CTACCAAGTCAGCGGCTTTAACCAATGATGTGGATTTAATTCCATATGTTGGAATTGAGGCAAACGCAGGTGCGGCAGAGGCATTACATTGTCACTATGTTGCAGCAAGTAGAATAATTAACGAATAACAATAATGGCTAGGGTGTAAAAGCCCTAGCCTTTTTTTATAGGATTAATCATGCATATTTGCGAAAAAATAGCTTTGTTTTTTATAATTATAAAAAATGAAACAGATAAAATTTTAATAGGAGGAAATAAATGGCTGACACAGTAACAGGCCCAACAACACTTTTTGAGTCTGATAAAAAAGTCGTACTCAAAATAGTCAATCAATCAGACGGAACAGGTGCAACAACAGTTTTCGGTGATGTATCTGCGATGAATGCTAGAGATGATGGGACTTCTGTATCACACCTTGCACTAATGAGAATTTGGTTTTCTTGTCAAGGCGGAGATGGGGGAGACTCTTATGCTCGATTAGATGAAGAAGATTCAGATGGTGATATACCAATTATAGGATTAACAGGAACAGGACATTGGGACTTTAGAGATTTTGGTGGAATACCCGCTGATAAAACAAGCAACAGTAACGAAAGTGATGTTAACTTTGTTGTCCCCGGTGCTGCTGATTCTGGTAATATGTATACAGTTGTAGCGGAATTTCAAAAGATTTATTAATTAGGATAAAACATGGCAACCTCTGGCACTCGTACCTTTACCTTATACGTTGATGAAATTATCGAAGAGGCTTACAGCCGCATAGGCGGTGAGCCGCAAACAGGTAAGGAATCATCCGTTGGCAGAAGGTCACTGAATTTATTGTTTAAGGAATGGCTGAACAGAAGCATACAGCTATGGAGTGTTACGGAATCAACGCAAACACTCACAATAGGAACGGCAAACTATACCTTGAATGCTTGGACGGTTGACATTGAAGAGGCGGTCATATCCAAAACAAACAGTGATGACACAACAACTGAATATGAATTGGAAAGAATTACCCGTGATGATTACTTAAAAATTTCAAACAAGGCTACCAAGGGAAGACCATCACAGTATTTTTTAGATAAACAACTAACGCCCATTGTGTATCTCTATCCAACGCCCGATGCAACGGATACATTTCGTTTCAAGGAAAGAAGGGCACTGGAGGATATCACGGCGTCAACGGAAACGGTGGATGCACCCAACAGGTTTTTGCCCAGTGCAATAAGCGGTTTGGCGTATTACCTTGCCTTAAAAAGACCACAAATTGATATTCAGCGAAGACAAGAATTAAAAATGTTATACGAGGAAGAATTTTCAAGGGCAATGCAGGACAACAGGGAGAAGGTTGACTTAAAGATAATTCCAGACTTGGGTTATGGTGTATAATGAGAGCGACAGGTAAGTATGCCAAGGCTATATCCGACAGAAGTGGATTTGCTTTTCCATATAGTGAAATGGTCAAGGAGTGGAATGGCTCCTTCGTTCACAGGTCGGAGTTTGAAGAAAAACATCCTCAACTAGAACCACGAAAACATAAGTCTGATGGTCAGGCACTAAAGGATGCGAGACCACCAGTTAAACTTAATCCATCTGACCAGTTGGAAAATGGAAGTATTAACACGTTAATGTCCAGCTTAGGCGTAACAAATGCAGATGTAAAAATTACAAGCACTTTTACATTGGCAAACGCAACACCACTGGCGACAGCCTTGACTTTAACTGCAAGTTTAGGTAGTGAATCAGTGAGTGTCTAAAGTAAACATATTTGTAGGAACACCCTGCTACGGCAGTTGGTTAAGTGAGGATTACTTTCACAGTGTTCTTGACTTGCAAAACTTGTGCAGGCAGGAGAGTATCGCTTTACGCATACAGACACTGGGGCAGGAGTCCCTCATAACACGGGCACGCAACACACTCGTTGCGAATTTTCTTGATGACAAGGAAGCAACACACTTGCTGTTCATAGATGCGGACATAGGATTTGATGCAAAACTGATACCACGCTTTTTAGAATTTAATAAAGAGGTGATATGTGCACCCTATCCCATGAAACTCATCAACTGGGATGGAATACCAAACCTTATCAAAGAGGGAAAAGATTACAAGAATTTAAGTTATCCTTATGTGCTAAACTTTGCGGACAAGGATAACATAAATGTAGAGAAGGGTTTCGCAGAGGTACTGGATGCGGCAACGGGATTTATGCTGATACAGCGTTCGTGCCTTGAAAAAATGAAAGAGGAGTATCAAGATTTACATTATATTACTGACCAAATAATTAACGGTAAGGAATATGATTCAAAGAACACTTATTTATTTTTTGACACAATGAAGGATGAAGATGGACGATACTTATCAGAAGACTACGCCTTCTCAAGACGATGGCAAAAAATTGGAGGAAAAATCTGGGCTGACCTCGGTTCAAGTCTCACCCACTTCGGGGGATACCGATTCGCAGGACAACTCTGGAAACACTTCAACTTCCAAAAAGATTAAAAACGTAATAGTGCCCGTAACGGGTATATAATATGGCAGACGCAGTAGCAAAACCAGTTAAAATGGCAATTATTAAAAATCCAGTAAAGGGTTTTATAAGGAATATGGAACAGGAAGAAGTGAAGAAATACGAAGAGAGAGAAGAACGTCTTAAAAAAGAAGGTAAGAAATAATGGCTGATGATGCATCGATAACACTAACAGCAACTTTATTGCCAGATGAAATCGCCAAAACCATTAGTGGTTCCATGACGGTATCACCGGATGATGCCAATGACAAGTGGTACTACAAGTTAACGGCTTGTACAACAACAAGCACAAACTTAATTGCAGGTAGTTTTTTAGATTACACGGCAGTTGATGACGATACCGCTCCAACGGCCATTACAACAAGTGACAAGGTTAAATTCTTGTTTATTAAAAACACAAGTACGGCAGATGGCGTTGTGGTGTGCTTTGATGGTGGAACGGCAGCTTATAACTTAGCTGACGGAGTTTTTATCGGCCCAGAGCAATCATGGTTTGGAAGGCTTCCAAATACAACTGTAGATAACATACACGCTATATCTTCAGACATTGGAGATGCAGGCGATGCAACGGCAAATCTTATTGTCGCTGCCTTAATAGATGATGTGGCATAGGGGATAACATGGCAACAATGACTTACTCTTCCTTAACGCAGGATTTAAAGGACTGGATGGAAAATGACGGAACGGAATTCTCCAATGAAACGGATAACTTTATTTCCTTGGCGGAACAACGCATAGCTAGAGATATAGAGCCGTATGCCTTTAACGAAACATCATACTCCAGTTTTAACTCCAGCGATAGATTTGTAAGCAAGCCCAATGACACAAAAATAATATTTCATTTTCTGTGGCTCAATTCGGACAGCAAGAGAATATTTTTGGAAGAGAGAACGGATGAGTATATCTATGATTACTGGCCAACAGCGGCAACAACGGGAAGTCCAAAGTATTGGGCTAACTACAGTGATACCGCTTTGCTTGTTGCACCGACTCCAGACTCGACATACACAATAGAAATAACATACGCCAGAAGATTGGCGGAGCTATCCAGTTCCAATACAACGAACTGGCTGACAATCAATGCACAAGACTTGCTTTTATATGCGTGCCTGATGGAGGCTTGTACATTCACAAAAAGCAGAGAAGACCTGCAAATTTACACGCAGCGATATCAAGCAGCCGTTGAGGCAATAAATAACCAAACAAGAAGAAGAAGAAGAGACGATTACAGTTCTCCCGCAAACATAATGGGAGAAAATACATTAAAACCAATGAATACATAGGAGAGAATAAATGGCAATTTCGCAAACATTAACAGATGCGTTTTTACAGGATTGTTTAGACGGAGCACAGAATTTAGGTAGCAGCGGAAACACTTTAAAGATAGCACTATATACATCAAGTGCATCCTTGGGTGCGACCACATCAGCTTACTCAGCAACCAACGAAGTAAGCGGAACAGGATACACGGCAGGGGGAGCAACTCTCTCAAGTCAAGCTGTGGCTTATGATTCAACCAATCAAGTGGCGTATTTTGACGCTGCTGACCCATCGTGGTCTTCAGCGACAATTACCGCCCGTGGTGCTTTAATCTATAACAATACCAAGTCAAACGCATCCATTGCTGTTTTGGATTTTGGGAGCGATTACTCATCATCAAATGGTACATTTCAAGTTCAGCTACCATCTGCGGCATACAATACAGCTTTAATTAGGATTAGTTAATGGCTTCCGGCACTGGAGGATACAACGCAGGTGCGTATGGAGACAATGGTTGGGATGACGGTGTTGTATTTTCAGAAACTGGCATTGCGGCTACCCTCGCCCTTGGCAGCGAGCAAGCATCTGGTGGAGCGACAATAGACCAAGTTGGCTTTAACGATGTTAAGCTCAGTGTTGCGGACTTATCGCAGAACGTAACGGGAACAGCGTTGTTTGCAGCCTCTGGACAGGCGGGGACAACGGCAACAGGAACAGTTAAGCTGTGGTCTTTGCTCGATACAACGGCAGATGGAACGGAAACATGGACAACAGGAACAGCAAATTAAGGAAAAATAAATGTCAAATTACACACAATTAGGTTTTGTCAAGCAAACCGATGGGGAAAATACAGGTACATGGGGTGACGTACTCAACGAAAATCTCATAGACCTACTCGATGATGCCATTGGCGGATATGTAGAAGTCAGTGTTGCCTCTGGCAATGTAACATTAGCCTTTGCCGATGGAACGGCAGACAACAATGGAAGACACGCAGTAATAAAGTTCACTGGTTCTCCGGGAACAACAAGAACTGTTACATTCCCAGATGCACAGGTAAACTACTTCATCATTAACGGTTCGGATGCCTCTGTCATCTGTACCTCTGGAAGTGGTGCGGCAACCGTAACCATACCAACGGGTATGAAGAATATCATTTATGTCGATGGCAGTGATGAAATTCTCAGTATGTTTGCAACTCCCAATATAAGCGGCAATGTTACCATTGGCGTGGATGACACGGGATATGACGTTAAGTTTTTTGGTGCTACCTCTGGAAGTTATCTTTTGTGGGATGAATCAGCGGATTCATTACTGTTAACGGATTCAACTCCACTAAAGATTGGTGACAGTCAAGATTTAACCTTATATCATGATGGGTCTAATTCCTATATTACCAATTCACAAGGTGCTTTAAAGGTAGCAACGGAGACAAGTGGCATAGCCGTAACAATCGGTCATACTACTTCAGAGACAACAATTGCAGATAATCTTACAACAACAGGCAATACATCAGTTGGAGGAACTTTAGGCGTAACAGGCGTAGCAACTTTTTCTACCCACGTTGCTTTAGGTGACAGTGATATTTTAAAATTAGGTGATGCTCCAGATATGCAGCTATATCACGATGGGTCAAATTCTTATATTACAAATGCTACGGGTGCGTTAAAAATTGCAACGGAAACTTCGGGTATTGCAGTTACAATAGGACACACAACTTCAGAAACGACAATAGCGGACAATGCAACTGTAACCGGAAATTTAAGTGTTGGTGGAGACTTTGATGTAACGGGAAGTTTCGATATGAGTGATGCCAATATTACAAATATTGGAAGCATTGCCCTAGATACAATAACAAATGACGGAACGGATATTACACTGGATTCTTCTGGTGATATTATACTGGATGCTGCCGGTGATACAATATTCTTAAAAGATGCCGGAACAACTTTTGGAAGTTTAGACAATACATCTGGCAACCTTATAATTAAATCTGGAACAACCACTGCGGCAACCTTTAGTGGTGCGAATGTAACTTTAGCAGGAACAGTTGGTTCTGGTGCTATTACTTCAACAAGCACTGTACAAGGAACAACAATTACAGCGACAACAGCTTTTGTGCCGGACGCTTCTGACGGGGCGGCTTTGGGAACAACGGCACTGGAATTTAGTGACTTGTTCTTGGCAGATGGGGCAGTTATCAATCTAGGTGATGACCAAGACATAACACTTACCCATGTTGCCGATACAGGCGTAACAATGGGCGGTTCCCATGCAAACGGAACAAATTTACAAATAACAAACAGTGCCACTGACGGAGACGCAGTTGTACAATTTGCCTTGGGTGGAACAGTTCAATATTCAATGGGTGTTGAAGATGGTGATTCAGACAAGTTTGTAATTAACTATGGAACAGGTGCTTTAGGGGCACAGCCGGCACTGGAGATTAGCTCGGCAGGAGCGGTAACAGTACCGGGTAATTTAACAGTTTCAGGCACACTAAGTGGGGCAGCTTCAGCAGGCTTCGCCTTAGCAATGGCCGTTGCGTTATAGTATAAGGAGGATAAATGGCACAGGATTTTCGGAACGTAGTAGCAAGGTCACAGGGAACCACGGCAGCAGGTATTTTGACTGCGGGTGACTATGACGCAGTTATCGGTATTCGTGTATGCAACATTCTCACAACAACAGTAAAAGTGGATATTTATGTGGTAAGGAGTACGGCAAACTACTACCTATGCAAAAATACCCCAATTCCTCCGGGAGGCTCAATCGAGTTAATCCAAGGGGGAGCGAAAGTAGTGTTGGTTAGTGGTGATGTTTTGACGCACGATTGCGATACGGCTAATGGAATCGACCTTTGGGTAAGCTACATTGATACAATAAGCAGTTAAGGAGGATTTATGAGTGAAGTAGCAGTAATTAATGGAATACAGTACATTGGGTGTTCTGCACCTAATGAATCTATTCAGCATCACGCAGCAAGTATGGATGCAAGTCAAACAATTGAGTCTGCTGTACTAGCAGGCCCTGTGACGTTTACATCAACAGTAACAATAACAGGTAATGTGGTAATAGTATAATGGGAACAATACAGATAGATGGTTCAACGCCAAAACTGACGATAGGAAACGCAACCGCAGAGGATGCGACTATTCTATTTGATGGTAACGCACAGGATTATCACGTTGGACTAGATGATTCATCCGGATAGTTTAGTTCTAGGATTAGGTTCTTCTCTAGGAACAACGCCCGCAATAACTATTAATTCAAGTCAAGTTGCAACATTTGCA